GCGAGCTTTATACAAAAGCACAATAGGCCAACCTTGCCCTAAATATTGTGCGCGTCGTATGCCAATGCCTAATGCGCTTATACCTATCATTTTAATATGCTATTACTGCGCCTGAGTCAATAATAAAACCAACAATTTTAAAGCCTTTGCCTGCTGGCAAATACGCGCCCATTTGGAAAGTAATTCCAGACATGCCTCTTGCCGATAGTACATTCGTTCCGCTGGCTGCGTTGTCGCCTTGCACTGTGAAACTAGAAAATACTGTATCTGATTGAACGCTTAGAGCGTCGTAACTAACGCCCGTAACTGTTGCCGCCGCGTGATATTTAAAACCGTCGTAGCCGCTTACTATGTCTATTGATGCTTCTGCCATGTGGTAAAATTACAAAAGGCCCCACTGTGGCGCGTTAACAAATTACACGCTTCCAATAATATACCACTGCACGCCGTTGCTTATAATTGTTTTGCTTTGGTATAGCGAGTTCATTGTAGTTGTAGTAGCCCCGTTTATATTATAAGTTCCGCCGCTGATAGTTACGACGTGGGCGGTTGCCGTTTTAATAAAATAGTATTTTTTGCCTTTGCTTTCGGTTGCGTTTGGCAGGTTTACAACTACGTTGCCGTCCGTGGTATTGCAAATAATAAGTTCGTAGCCGTTTGTAATTGTGTGCGTGCCGTTTGTGTAAGTTACGCTGGCGTTGTGTTCTTGCAAGTGCCACTGTACAACCTCGCTGCTATCGACGTACTCGAGCATAACCTCGTAACGAGTGTTAAGCGTGGGCTGAGTAGTTGGTGCGCCGTCGGCGTAGTTAACAAGGTCCTCGAGCACTTGCTGAGGCAAATTGCTAAACTGCGAATTAAACGAGCTTATCGCAAATTCGTGGTAGTCCAGTCGGTCCTTAACAACTCGCTCACCTGTGCGCGGGTTATAGTTGCCCGTGCCTCCGCTAGTTGCCTGCGCATAGTCTGGGGCTAAGCCTAGCCACTCGCCTGCCCAAGTTTCAGAACGCGGGTTATAAGTTCCGCCATTAAATAGCCAGCGCGTAGAATCGAACTGCAAAGTTTTAACAGCCGTTAAGGTTCCGCCGTCGTGCCAAGTGCCTTGTATTACTGGAACGAATTTATTATACATTCCACCAATGCGCCGCCCCTGTATAGTTCCTAAGTCATCGTGGACCGTAGAAGCGTAACCACTATACCAATCCGAAGATAAAACCCAAGCCGAGCCGTTATACACATAAATAGAGCCATACCCATAAGCGCCCTCATCGTCGTAATACTTTGGCTTCCATTCAATTCGTTGGCTGTTGTTGCTAGCTGCACCTGCCACCGAAATAGTATTTTTAGTAATACGCGAATAGTTTGGATTTTCAACGGTTCCAAATGGCTGAGCCACGGCAATAGAACCCCAAAAATTTATAATATTAAAGCTGCTAGAAGTCCAAGAGTTAGGCGCAATAAACGAGCCCTGCTCTGCTGTAATCTTCATGTCAACAAACATACGATTATAACCCGCTGGAGGCGGTGGCATTTGCTTATCAAATATGTAAGTATTCCAAGCGTTGCGTGCGCCGCCTATTGTCATATATTCGTTAATGTATAACACGGGGCCCGTCGGTGTAAAGTAGTCGTTTAAATTCCCGCTATATTGTTTTATAGCACCGCCAGAGTTTTTAAAATAAATTTTATACTCGAAAGCATAACGCTGGTATCTTTTAACCGAGCCGCTAGTGATTGCTACATACGAATTATCCATCCACTTAATAAGCATTCGGCAGCGTATAGCCTTAGCGGCGTCTATAATTTCGTCAACTATTGATAAATCAATGCTGTTATAATCTGGCTCTGTTCTAACTACTAGTATAGCATTATCGCGCTCTTCAATTACATCTACGGACCTAACAGGTGGCTGATAGGTTAGCGTTGGCTTTGCTTCCCATTTGGGGCGAGTTGCTGAGCCTCCGAGTAATACGGCATGGACTAGCGTTGTCGTGCTTTGATAAGTTCCCGAAGTGTTATAATTACGCGTGCTAATAGAAGCCGCGTTGTAGTTGTCATCCGAAACTATCCAATAGGCCCCGCTTTCTAAGTGCATCCGTGAGCCGTATATTTCAAGTATTTGGTTAATAGCTTGCTTACAATTTGCTAGGTCTATATTAGTAGTCGCTGCGTAGCCCGTGCCGTCAGTGTCAATAAAAGTAATATCGCCAAAAGCATCGAAGCCATTGTAAAAAGAAAGTATATTTAATTTGGTATTTGCCAATCCCTTGTTACTGGCTTGCGCGGTGTCGTACATTGTTACCCCATCTTTAAGGTAAATAGAAGCTCCAAAGTTTGTCCAGTAATCGTCTAGTCCTGCATACTCCAAGCCTTTGCGTATAATGTCTAAGGCAATCGCTTCGCCATCCGTAAACCAAGCGGGGTCAATATTAAAGCCATCAATTAAGTTTAAAGCATCCACCGCCACTAAATCAAAAATCATAGCGCCGTCGACTGACTCGCGTAAGTAGTTAGCTTGGTCTGCAATAACTCGGCCCACATAAAATAAATCTGAGCCACGATAAACAACAATAGCGTATTTATTCTCTTGGTTATTTCCTATTTCAATAAAGGCGTTTTTTACCGTGTTAGTCGGTATTTCCCAAGTAGTTGAAATTCTAGAAGGGCGTATAAAATCTTCGTAATAGGTAGATCCCTCGCCTTGCCTGTCTATTTCAAACCCATTGCCAGATAAAATCAATTCAACGGCTGAGCTTAACTCTTCTAGTTTTGTACTTAAACAGTCTGCCCCCTCTTGGTATCCACCCGCAGCAGTTACTCGGGCTGCATAAGACGCCGTAATTAATTCGGGCGTCGTTCCGCTCGGGCCATCCCACAACTCTACCCTGTAAGTTATATTTTGTATACTCTTAAAAGAGCCGTAGTAAATCCGTGCCATTATCCGCGCTTGCTATCTTTATTGTAACGCTCTAAAACTATTGCCAAATCCCTGCCCTGTATACTGGTAGAAGCAATAAACCCGCTGCTATTGTCTCCACTTTTTAACATACCTTTTAACTTATCCAACGGCGCTATAACTTCAGGGTTACTGCGAGCGTTCGGATATTCGCCCATAAGGCCAAGCGTTGGACCGCTTACAATTCCACCCTCTGCAAAGGCCGTAATATTGGGCCCCTCGCTTAACTGTGCTCTAAGTATAGCAGCACCCGCAACTAAAGCCACACCCGCCGCAGCCGCAGCTACTGGGTTCTGTAATATCAATTCCTTAAACGCCTTGGATGCTATGGCCGTAGTTATTAACGCCGCTCCGACTGATTGCATAAAGTTAGCGATTGCGCCCATCATACTTTTGCCAAAATTTTTGCCTGCGTTTGCATCGCCCGCAGCAGTATCTGCAACGAACTGAGCAAAGGAGTTGGCCGCGTCAGTTTGCAAAGAAGCAAAAGAGCTATTAACCGCATCCGTAGCGCTTGCCATTTTTTGCTCGTAATCCGACATAATTTTAACCTGCTCTCCAGTATTCTTTTGCAGGTCTTTAGTCATGTCATGCGAGCCGTAAGCCCCGCGAAATTTCGTTAAGGTCGGTGCGCTTGGTGCTGCAAATTGCTCTAAAGGTTTGAAGCCTGAGACGTCGGCAGCTTTGGCCGCGTTAGTTGCCTCTACTACTGCGGCGGTTTGTTTTTCTATTGCCGTAGTAGTTTTAGTAATTGGAGTAATACTTAAGCCCTGCGCGTTACTCATGTTAATAATCGCGTCGATTTGGCTTTGAATTTTAACCGCGTTTTGGGCTGCTGCAATTCCTAGATTTTGCTGGCTTTCAATAAAGCCCTGCACCTGCGAGGCCGTTGCACCGCTTGCGTATAATCTATTTATTTCCGCCTGCGTTGAAAGTTGAGCCTGCTGCTTCCCTAATTCGTAATCAATCATTTTAGCGCTAAGCTCTTGCAACTTTGTGAACGCTGCTTTTGCTTTCGCCTGTTTGTAAATTTCAGCCGTTAAATTAGAAGTGGCGGTTTTTAATTGCTCGCTGCTAACCTTATCTAAACTTTGATTTGCAAGGAAATCGGGATAAATTTTTTGTATTTCTGCTAGGGCGTTTCTGCGCTCCTTCATACTGGCGTTATGATTGTTAACTACTGCCAACAAACCGCTAACGCTTTTTACTTCCTCTTCAAAATTCTTTTGAGTTTCGGAATTTATTTCATTAAATAATTTCTGCTCTGCACTAACTTTCTTTATTTTATCGGCATACGACGCAATCGAAACTACAATAGCACTAATCGCAGCAATAGCCAAAGCGTAAGGCGCGGCAGCCATTGCTATATTTAAAGCCCTCTGCGTTCCAATCGCTCCAGCTGAGGCCGTAGCGTAGGCAGTTTGTGCGGCGGTTAATACAGTAGTGCGCAATGCAAGGAATCCCTGCACCGCTGCGCTTTCTTGCTGTAAGGTATTTTGTACGGCTTGCAATCCACTCACTAAGGCCATAGCTCCCTGCAACTTCACCATAGTGGCCTGCAAGTCTTTATTTTCAACTCCTGCCAAAGCCATAGCCCCCTGCACCGCAGAGAAAGCTCCAGCCATTCCTTGTATACCACCTAAAACCGCGTCTAGCCTACGCGTGTCACTCGCAAAATATCCAACCTCTGCCCGCGTGTCGCCGATTGAATCCTTCATGCGGCCCGCCTCTTTGATTATTTCGTTGGCAACTTTGGCAAACTCTGGCCCCAAAGCCCGCGCTTCCATTGCTAACTGGGTTAACTGCCTTACGCTTCCCATTGTCGGGTTACGCGTAGCGATAGCAGCCAAACGCTCTTCCATCGACTTAGCGGACTTAGCAACCTCGGCACTCATTTTGCCGCTGCTGCTTTGAACTACTTGTATAGCTTTGTTAAACCCTTCGCGCAGTTTCTCAATGTCTGCACCGATTACAATATTTAAACTTTTAGCCATTACCTAGTAAAGTTAATTATATAGTCTTGAGAAATTTGGTATAAACCTGCAAAGGCTGCCGTATCTTCGGCGGTTTGTATTTCGTTATCAAACTCTATCGTTTGGCATTTAATCCCGTTAAAAGTATTGGGCAAAGTTACCGCCTCAAACGCTGTGCGAATAGCTGAAGATACCGACTCGGCACTTGCTAAAGTAATCCCGTAAGCATTTACTTGCACCCTTACAAACTCCGTGCGACTATGCCCTGACTTTGTAGGGTTAGGTATGTCGCTAATTAACTGGTAACTCACAGCAGGGAAAGCGCTTTCCTGTGGTATTCTAACGGGGTTTAACCGCGTAGATATTAGCGCAGTAAGCGCAGCGTTGTTACTTAGGATGTTATAAACTATTTTATTTGCGCTCATGCTTTGGCGTCTGGGGTTAACTTATCAAAGACATGCGAATATAGTTTTAAAGCGTCGTGTATTGATAGGTAATCGGACTCCTCCCAAGGAAATGTTAACAGCCGTTTGGGCTCAATAGGTTTCTTTAAGTGTGGAGCCATACCCGTAGCAACCGCCCAGCGGGTTATTTCCCAATGGTTTCTGTACTGCTGCTGCTGAGCTTCGCGCATACCTTCCAATTTCAAACGCCAAAAGCGAGGCGTAGAAAGTAAAAACTCCCTTTCACTCATTGACATTTCGCCGTAAGCTATGCGCTCAATCTTGCGCCAAGTTAGCGGTGCGCCTTCGCCCTTGGCATTTACTCCCCCACCTCTTCGTCAGCAGGTGCAAAAAATTCTGTAATTGCAGCCGTAAAACCTTCCAACGCTGGGCTAATCTCTTGGAACTTTTTAATCGCCGCGCCTAACTTTTGAACTGTTGGGTAAGGCGTTGGTTTATCCTGTGCCTCGTAACCTTCTAAAATTCCATAAAACGCGCAGCTTAGCGCAAAATCCATAGACTTGGCTAAGTCCTTTTGTAGGTTTAAATCCGCAAAAGTTTCCATGCCTGCAACCTCCATAATATTACGAAGGCTGTTCATGTTAAATAAAAGGGGATGCTCAGCACCCCCTAGTTTAATTGTAGTGCTCATGGCACAAATATAATACTATTAAGCAACAGTTCCCAAAGTCAAAGCTCCAGAACCCTGCAAGGTTCCTGTCCAAGTTGCTTTGTCGTTGTTTGGTGCGCTAAGGCTTAAGCTGCTAAAGAAAGCAGAGCCAGTATATTTTTCGTCGCCTGTTACGTTTGAGGTCATTACAATAGTAACTAAAGTACCCGCTAACAAATCTGTTACCAAATCCTTGTAAGAAACTTGTGAAGCTCCTACGCTAGAGTCATCTTCAAAGATTGCCTCGACGTTCAAAGTGTAGCCATACTCACCCGCAATAAATTCCTTTGCGCCTGCGCTGTCTTTACTTGTTACATCAATCATGTCCTTTGAAATGTCAAGGGAGTTAGAAGTCGCGTTAGCGATTTTTTTAAGTGTGCCGCTTACATCTTTAAAGATGCTTATAAGCGTGCCGTTTACTGGTCCAGTAGTTGCCATTTTATTTGTATATTAAGTTATTTTTTTTTGCTAGTTTAGCGAGTATTTTATCTACTCCGTTAATAATTCCGTCCGTTACCTTGCCCGCGTTTTGGTCCAATGCAGGGCGCATAAAAGGGCGCGCTTCAATGATGCCAGTATAGCGGCCTGTGTCTTGCTGAATCCTTGCAACTGTGCCATATTCAAACATTACGCCTAGATAGTTATTATAGTACTCCTTGCGCAATCCTATCAATACTTTGGTCTTGTTGTCCTTATCCTTGCCAGTAATAAATCCTATCGACTTCGCAAGGTCTCCGCTATCTTTAGGCGCTAAGTTTTTTGCACTATTTATTATTGGTAACGCCTGAGCTTTGAGCATACGCTGTAAATCTGGGCTGTCTAATTCGACGCCCATCGCTTTTAATGAGTTAATAACCTCCGCGATATTTTCAACTTTATTGCTCACTCTGTTAGTTCCGTTTCCAACTTCAAATATAAATTCCTTGCTATGTTTGCAATGTTAACAATATTATGGTTAAGCCCCGCGTCAACTATCCTGTCCTTAACTCCGATTGCGGAATTATAGCGGACCGTATAATAAACAATTTGCTTATGCTCTCGGCGGTCCGCATTAACTTGCTCGGTTCCGTTTTCCTGTTCTACGCGCTGAGCCCAAGCTGTTGCGTATTGAGTCCACGTCTGCAATTTTTCGCCTGTATTGGTGTCGATAGTTTCCGCATAACTCTGCAAACTAACTAGTACATCCATTGCGCCCGCTTGCATTATAGTATAATTTGGATTTTGTAAGGGTCTAGAAGGTACTCAAAGCCTAGGGCCATCGGTGAGTTATTCGCTCCAATCGTTACGGCATTCCTATTGTCGTAATACTGACCTACCAATAACAAAGCAGCGTGTTTAATCGCCATTGGAAATATTGTATCGGGGTCAACTGCACTAGTTCCAACTGGATTAAATCCCTCAGATACTTCGATAATGTATTTAATTGTATCGTCGGTAATTGAGTCGGGCGCGGTATTGATAAAGATATTTCGCGTATAGTTGCCCATTGGGTCAGGCGCTACTATCCAATCGCTGCCTGCAAATGCTGTTACCGCTTGGCTAGAGTTTACATAGCTCACAGAGTTTACAGCCAATACGCGGCTATTTACGCGCAGATAATTGCCTGAAGGTATATTGAGCCCGTTTACGGGATTGATTAGCGCAGGCGAGCCCGTAAAGCTATCAAAGCCGTATTTAGCCGTTCCCTTCTTAATCGAGTAGCCTAAATAGTTACTGCAAGTATCTACGGCCATAGAAATAAGCCCTGTAATATAACTGTCATCATCGGAAGCAGTAACGCGCAAATGCTGCTTAGCATCGGCTAAACTCAAATAGTCTGTGGCTACATTTGCAAAGGCTGTATATCTTCTAGATTTAAACATTATTCTGCGTCTAGTTCGGTCTCTGGGTTAGTCGGTTTCTTTTTACTCACTTTCGGCGCAGCCACAATTTCAACAGCCCCAGCCTCAAGTAATAACTCGGCCTGCTTTGTTTCAATGTCTACCACTTCGCCCAAGTTATAACTAAGGTTAAAGTGCCCTGTTGGATTAATCAAAAATTTTACTAACATTTGGCCCGAGGGGGGTACAGTCAAGACCCCCCACAGCACTCGGAATTTAACGCCCCCGAGCGGGCAAGCTATTAGGCTACGATGTCCTTACAAACTGCGAAGGCCGCAGGATTCAAAAAGGCAGTATCCAAATAAGCGTTAAGAACTACGTTAGTCAATCCAGCAGTAGCAACTGTATAAGGGTCAACTGTCAACTCCATTCCGCCCCAGATTGCAACAGC